ACTCAGGCTGTTAACCTATTAACAAGTGACCTTGCTGTTCAAGACGGAGCATGTGGATGGTCTCAAAGTGGAACTACATCTTTCACACAAGTAAATTTGGCAACATGTCCATCAAGAGTAAACGAATCATTTTGTCCTGACGCACTTTACGGTACTTACCAATCTTTATTATTGGCACCGGGTCAAACTGAAGAAGTTATTCCTTTTGAGCAAATGATTGCTGATCTTAAAGTAAAACAAATCCAAGAACACATCGAATCTAAATTGTGGGGAGCTACAGTTGCAGGTGGAGATTGTTTCGACGGTTTCAAAACATTAATCGCAACAGGTCAAACTGGTGTTGGTAACTCTGCTGGTACTATCTTTAGTGCAACTGCTGCTTACGGTACTGCTGGTAACCCTATCACTGAGGTTGATTTATTGATCAATGCATTATCTGATGACGCTATGTCAAGAGATGATTTAAATGTGTTTATGTCTTACGCTAACTTTAGATTATACGTACAAGCTCTTACAAAAGAGAACTTCTACGCTGATTACATCAAGGAAGCAAACATTACAGGTAACATGATCGCTCAACACCCGAACAGTAACGTATACATTATACCTACTAAAGGATTGAACGGATCTAACCAAGTAGTTATCGGACCAAAAGAATACATGATCGTAGGTTTTGACTTACTATCTGATTCTGAGCAATTCGACATCTGGTGGAGTAGAGACAATGATGAGGTAAGATTTAGAGCTAACTTTAACTACGGTGCGGTTATCCCTGATTTCTCAACAATCTATTTCGCAACTAACAACTTATAATAAGTTTATTAGTTGATTACAAAAAACTAAGGGGGTGAAAGTCCCCCTTTAATAAACTTTAAAAATAAAAAATATATACATTATGAGTTGTTTTATTAGTTCAGGAATATCTTTAGGATGTGCGGATTCATTGGGTTCTTTGAAGGAAGTATATATCTTAGGTGATAGTGGACATACTGTAAGTTCTATTGCTCAGACAGCTGACGAAGCTATCTCGGGGATAACAGGAACTGGTACGTTTTACAAATTCGCTGTTAAGAGAAATACATCTTCACTTACTCAGACTGCTAACAAATCTTTTGAAAATGGTACAGTGTACTATCAACCAGATTTAGTCCTAAGTTTCTACAAATACGACCAAGACAAGAGAAACCTTGTAAAGTTAATGGCACAAGATGACAATTTAAAAGTTGTTGTTGTTGACCAAAACGATACAAGTTACTACCTTGGACAGGTAAATGGTATGTACCTTTCAGCGGGAACCGCAGAAACGGGACTTGCTGTTGGTGATAAAAATGGATTCTCTTTGACCCTAACAGGTCAAGAACCAAACTTAGCAAGTACCTTAAGTGATACATTAGCTAACGTTGTTTCAGGAATCACAGTAGAAGCGTAATCGTAAAATTCTATACGAAACTAAAGGGTGTGTTTATTCGCACCCTTTTTTTATGCACTACAATTTCAATTTTGATTTTTTTATATTTAAGAGTATAGAAGAACTACTATGGTATACATTAACGTTAATCAAGCAAACGAATTTACTCTAAACATTAATAATAATGTCAGAGACCCATTCCCTGACGGTGATGTAATTCTTACTGCTGTACACATACTATCCGACAAAACAGTATCTCAAACTGCGAAGATAGACCCACCTGCGGGTGACCCATCTTATACTACCTTTTATGGTAATTATAATGCGAGATATACTGAATTTTGGATAAATATGCTTCTAAGTCGCGAAACTTTTAGTTATGATGGTGAATACGATGTTACTATTTCAAATGGGGTCCAAACAGTATATAATGGTATTTGGATTGCTACAGGTAACTCACTAATCGAACAGAATCCATTCATTCAATTTGAATCGGATAATGAGACCAATGAAAATTACATATATATAGAAGAATAATATGGAAGAAAAGAAAAAAGTAAATCTTAAGAAACTTAAGTTCTATAATGCAACCCTACCAACTTTGTCTGAGGTATTCTCACAAAAGGATTGGGTATATTATGGTGAGGGGAATACATACCCACAATGGTTGATAGATCAATATAATAACTGTGCTATTCACAAGTCTATTGTACAATCCAAAGTATCACAGATCGTTGGAGATGGTCTTAGTTGTGAAAATAATCCAATGGCAACTATTCACCTTGTTAACAAGAATGAAAACATTGAAGAAGTTTATAAAAAGTGTGCATTGGATCTTGTTCTTTTCGGTGGATTTTCACTAAACATAGTTTGGAAAAGAGATCGTAATCAAGGTATTGCTGAAATATATCACTTAGACTTTAGTAGAGTTAGATGTGGTAAAATAGATGACATCGATGAATCGGACGAAGTAAGTAGATATTACTATTCACCTGATTGGAGTAACACAAGAAAACACAAACCACATGAGTATCCTGCGTTTAGTAAAGACGCTGAGGATCCATCACAAATACTATACGTTAAATCTTACCAACCAAGTAATGACTACTACCCTTCACCTGATTATAGTGGAGCATTAGCAGCAATTGATATCTCAATTGAAATTCAGAACTTTCACAAACACAACTTGAAAAATGGTATGATGCCGACACTCTTTATCGGATTCAATAATGGAGTACCAGGTCCTGAGGAACAAACGATCATTACAAGAGCACTTGAAGAATCTTATTCAGGAACTGACAATGGTGGTAGAGCTGTAATATCTTTTAACGAATCTAAAGAAACTGCACCAACAATTGAGTCTATTCAACCTAATGGATCGGACAACTACTACACAACTATCTATGAAGACATCATCAGATCCATTTTAAGTGGACACAGAGTATCTTCAGGAGAATTGTTTGGTATTAGTACAGCAGGAAAATTGGGGTCCGCAAATGAGATCTTAGAACATTCTGAGTTTTTCCGTAATACTGTAGTTAAAGCGTACATAAAAGAATTACTTCCAACTTTCAATAAGTTAATGTCGTTGAAGTTTCAAGAACCAATTATTCTAAAGGTTGATCCACTTACTATTTTAGATGTGGCAAACATAAGTGTAGTTGATGAAATTAAACAACCTACCGAAGTAGAAGAAGTAAAACAAGAAATACTGTAACATGGCAAACGTATTATTAATATCAGAAACTAAATTAAAGTCGTTCACCAACATCAATAAGAATGTTGACATGGATGTACTAAAAGCGGAAATAAAGATCGCACAGGACATTCAATTACAGACTGTCTTGGGTACTTTGTTTTATAACAATTTGTTGGCTAAGGTAACTGCGGGGGGTAACACGTTTACACCTGATGAACTTACATTGGTAAATGAATACATCTCACCATTTTTAATTCAAACTTCTTATCATTCTGCAATTCCATTTTTGAATTACAGAACAATGAATAGGGGTATTGTAGAAGGTGATATGGAATCTGCAAGATCTGTTGATATAGAGACAATGAAATACCTTAGAAGTATTCAACAGTCACGTGCAGGTTTTTACAAACAAAGATTGTTGGATTATTTAAATACAGGACCAGGTCAAAACCTATTCCCTGATTACAACAACAGTTCTTCCTACAATGGAATGGTACCTGATCGTACTGCAAAATACAATCCTGGTATAGTATTACCACACACCACTCGTAAGGGTTGGGCGTATAAGAATTTCAATAATCTTGTATCGTATTCAGAAGACAAAATGTCTGATGGACCCGATTGTTGTTAATAGATATGATGGAAGATATATTAGAAAAAGTGTTATATGTAGGATCTACGGTAATCGTATCCTTTGTAACCTTCCTTATGGGAAAGAAGAAACAAGCGGCGGAGACGGACTCTACCACTTTACAGAATTTGGAAAAGTCATTACTTATTTATCAAAAGATGATTGACGATATGGGTAATAAGATAGATGATTTAACAGTAAAAATTGAAGAGTTGGAATCACACCTCGACAGATTAATAATCGAAAATAAACAATTAAAACGTAAAATTAAAATATAATGGACGCAATTTTAGAATCGTTGGAACTTCCAACACAAGGAGAAAACTATTTGGTATATAAATCAAGAATGGAAGCAATTCACGGAAGTGAAGGTGATGTACCTAAAGCAATAAAGATTAAGTTCTTTAGTTTCGAAGCATCAGAATCTCGTGAATTTGCGGGGTAACTTTTGTTTATTATAACAAAATGAAAATCCCCCTCACTTTCAACAGTTTGGGGGATTCTCTATATATAAAAAGGAAAGGAGACCAACAAATAAAGGTTGTGTAGGTCATGAATAAAAAAAGGTCTCCAATCCTTGCTCTACTGTAATATATAAAAATATATACAGATTATCAAATTCTATTGTTCGTAGGAAGACATTTCGAATTTAATATTTTGAACGATGTTCTCTGCGTCAACCGATTGAATGAAACCATCAAACTTTTGCAGTCTTTGTTTGATATCGGGTGTGAATCCATTTACTACGTATTCACTAATTAATTCTGTTACTGCAACTGTTTCCATTAAACCTAATGGAGATTTAATCATATTAAGATATTCAACAGTAAACTTTAATGACGATTGACGAACTATGCTCGTTTGTGTGTTGTTTTCTAATTTCATAATTTATATTGTTTTAAGATACTTCAAAGATAATAATAATATTTTAATTATCAAAATCATTTTGGAATAAATGTTGGAGAGATTTGTTAACATCGTATGTAAACTTAACATCCTTTGTAAATTTTACGTTGGATAATCTTATTTTACCACCTTTACCCAAAGTAAGTTTGAATTTTATTTCATCAAATTGTTCAATAGTTTTCCCTGCGGGGATTGACATTAGATAAGAACTAATCTCACCAGCGAGGTTTACACGGTACGTGATGAACTTTTCACCACTCGTTGAGGTAAACCCTTTACCTTCCTTATTAAAGTTCGTTAGAACTCTTGTATACGTTTTATTTAATTCCATTTTAATATTGGTATATATTAATATATA